TTATATATCTCCATTTGCATCGCCGAATTCTTCTTCAAAATGCTTCTTTAATACCTTTAACATCTCTTCTTTTTTTCCTTGATCCATGTTTCTTGCTGCTCTTTGAATAATACGAATTTCTGGTTCATCATCTATTTGCTTATTTAAGGCAAGCAGATAGTTATAGTCGACTTGTAGAACTTCAGATATAGCCTTAAGAGTGTTATTATCTGGAGTTATCTTATCGTCGTTTTCAATTCTTGAAACTGTAGAATTACTAATTTTTACTTTTTTTGCCAATTCACGCTGAGAGATTCCTAGTTCTTCACGTCTATTGGATATAACCTTTCCCAAAGTATCTTTCATAAAACTTCCTCCTTGTAATAAAATTATACCACAAGTGTTGCACGCAATCAACACTTGTGGTATAATTTATGTTGAATAGATGGAACGAGATAACTTCTATATTTTTTTAAGTTGAGCGTTCCATTAAATCAACAATAAGGAAGAAGTTATTCTATCACAAGCTAAAATATAAAGAAAGGAAGATGCCTATTAAAGAAATTCAAGAAGTAAAAGATGCAAATAATAAACTTATTTGTAAAATTGAAGCAGAAACTGGGATATTACAAAATATCTATAAAAAACAAGAAATTAAAGTTAGACTTGAAGTCGGACAAAGTATTCAACTAGCTAGAGGTGGATGTATCACCTTAGTTAAAAGAATAGATAAAACAGAGTACGACATAAAGAGTTACAAAAAATCAGCATAAATTTTTAAGAGCTGCAAGACGGCCTAATTTATCTTAACGGATGAATTAGGCTTTTTTTATTACAAATTATATCAACCCTGATTAGCTATAAGGGCGTGAGATACACATATAAACTAATTTCAATCAATATTGAAAGAAGTATATGGAGTACCTCTAGTTTCTTATAGCCTTTTTTAGGTGAAAGACAACTATGCTCCATAAACTGTAGGTAAAATTTGTATTTCTCGCTCCTTGCTATCAGGCAAGAAAGCGAGGAGTATTTTGAAAATTAGAAAGACTAGAGCGTACGAAAGAACCACGTATGTTTATAGGTTTGCAGATGAAACAAAAGTGGAATTAAAGCCAGGAAAAGATGGGATAACAGAAGTAGACATTAAAAAACTACATGCTTTAGACGACAGTGAAGTTTACTATAACAACAAGAATCTAAGACCTGAACGAACTAAAGAAGAGAAAGCTGAAATAGATGCGTGGAAACAAGAATTTATAAGCGACTTTAAAAAGAGTCATGGATATGAACCTAATGAGGATTTGTTAAAAGGAGAAGTAGAGGAAAGATTCCCAAGAAACTATAATTTATCTCTTGATTTCGATAACGATGGGGATATTGATCCAGATAAAAGATTAATAGCAACTATTAAATCTAAATACTTGAATGAAAAATTTGAATGGTCGGAGCATATGGAAGATATACTTTCTTTATTAACGGATAAACAGCGATTAGTAATCAAGTTGATGTATGTAGACGGATACAAGCAGTCAGAAATTGCAGATTTAATGAACATATCTTCAGCTGCGGTTAAGAAACATTTGGATAAGGCAAAAGAAACAATCAAAAATAATTTTTAAATATTTTAGGACGAGGTTAAAAACTCGTCCTTTTTCTTTGCCTGTGATTTGTAAGGGAGATGACCCTTTCAGAAAGGAGGCAAACATGAGGCACAAAATAATCATCAATGTAACAAATGAGAAAGGACAAAAAACAAATGTCCTTAAAGGTGCAGTCGGGAAAATTCCAAACAGATTAATAAAATTTTTGTTTGGAGATTACAGACAAATTTATCTATTAGACCCTGGTATGACAGTTGATTCAGTGGATGTTAGAGAAATCGAGAAAGGAGAAAAAAGTGTCAAGAATAAAGCTACTAATGGAAATCAAAGAAGATGCAGAGAATCTTGCATCTAGTATAGGTGTCCTTCTCACAGCTTTAGAAAGTGATGAGGAAGTTCCTAAAAAGGAAGAAAAAGTAAATCAGAACGAAAAGATTTATGAGATTGAAGATGTTAGAAAGATACTAGCCGACAAATCAAGATTAGGTCATACAGCAAAGATAAGAGAACTCTTAGAAAAGTATGGGGCTAAAAAATTATCTGAGATTGATCCAAGTAACTATAAAGACTTGGTAGCAGATGTGGAGAAGTTGTAATGGGCGCTCACGCTATTTTATCAGCATCATCTTCTAATAGATGGATTCACTGTCCGCCAAGCGTTAGGCTCTCTCAAAAATATGAAGATGAGGTTAGTCCTTATGCACTTGAAGGTACCTCAGCTCATGCCTTAGCAGAATATAAACTAAAGAAGTTATTAGGTTTAGATACTAAAGACCCGACAGAGGATTTAGATTTTTATGATGAAGAAATGGATGAGCTAACTGAGGGATATGCTTCATATGTAACTGAAGTAATAAGTAGGTACGAAAGCCCAGCCGTCTTTGTGGAAGAAAGACTTGACCTATCAGAATATGTTAAGGAGTCTTTTGGTACAGCTGACTGTGTAGTTGTTGGAGGAAAAGAACTTCATGTAATAGATCTAAAGTATGGTCAGGGAGTTTTAGTAGATGCTAAAGAAAACACACAACTCATGTTATATGGTCTTGGTGCTCTAATTCTCTTTGATGGAATTTATGATATTGAGAAAGTAATTCTTCATATCTATCAACCAAGAAGGTGTAATATATCAACTTATGAAATCAATAAGATAGAACTTTATGAGTGGGGAGAATCCGTACGAGAGATTGCTGAGAAAGCATATAAAGGAGAAGGGGAATTCTATTGTGGAGAATGGTGCATATTCTGTAAAGCGAAGAATAAATGCAGGAAAAGAGCAGAAGAAAATCTAAAACTAGCACAAGAAGAATTTACCCTACCACCAGAACTATCGGATGATGAAATTGAAGAGATTCTACCAAAACTAGACGAACTGGAACAATGGGTCAAAGATATCAAAACCTATGCTTTAGAAAGAGCAATGAAGGGCCATAGGTGGAAGGGCCTAAAACTTGTCGAAGGTAGGTCAAATAGAAAATACGTAGATGAAGATGAAGTCGTAAAAAAAGTAAAAGAACTGGGATTCAATCCCTTTGAAGAAAAGTTACTTGGCATCACAGCTATGACTAAGTTACTAGGTAAGAAAGTCTTTGATGAAAATATCAGCGACTTATTAGAAAAACCAAAAGGAAAGTTAACCCTAGTTAGCATTAGAGACACACGAGAAGAAGTAAAATTTGACAATGTTAAAGAAGAATTCGGAGGTAAATAATATGTCAAATATGAATAAAACAAAAGTAATTACAGGTGAAGTTAGATTAAGCTATGCAAATGTATGGGAACCAAAGTCAATCAATGGTGGTAAAGAAAGGTACTCAGTATCTGTCATTATCCCAAAGAGCGACCAAAAGACAATTGAGAAGATTGAAAAGGCAGTAGATGCTGCCATTGATGAAGGACTTTCTAAATTCAATGGAAAAAAACCTAATAAGAAAGCTATCAAACTTCCATTAAGAGATGGTGACACAGAAAAAGATGATGAGGCATATGCTGATGCATACTTCTTAAATGCTAACTCTATGACAGCACCTCAAATTGTAGATAGAAACGTAGAACCTATTCTTGATAGAAGTGAAGTTTACTCAGGAGTTTATGCAAGAGTATCTCTTAATTTCTATGCTTACAATGTAAATGGCAATAAAGGCGTAGCGGTTGGGCTAGGGAATATTCAAAAACTAAGAGATGGTCAACCTCTAGGAAATAGGTCTAACGCAGCAGATGACTTCGATGCTATGGACGATGATGACGAAGATTTCTTAGCATAGGAGGTAGAAATGGAATATTTTATAACAGCGTCTATATTAGGAATTTGGGCATTTGTTTGGTACAAGTTTGGTTATGTTCAAGCTGAGTTAAAAGAATCAAACACAAGAATTAGAGAAATATATAGAAAAATTCAATTTGGTATAGAAGATATTAAACGTGAAGTTAAGGAATGCAAAAGGCTATTAGAAGAATTAAGTGATAACTATGAAGAGAATATCAATAGACCTTGAAACCTATTCTTCAGTTGATTTAGGTAAAAGTGGTGTATATAAATATGCCGAGAGTGAGGATTTTGAAATCCTCCTCTTTGCATATTCATTAAATGATGAGAAAGTACAAGTTATTGATTTAGCAAGTGGAGAGATTATTCCTAAAGAAATATTATCAGCACTTAGTGATAAAAGTATAGAAAAGTGGGCCTTTAATGCAAACTTTGAAAGGGTGTGTCTATCTAGGTTTTTAGGTAAGAGGCTAAATCCAAAAGGCTGGTACTGCACCATGATTTGGTCAGCCTATCTAGGGTTACCTCTATCGCTTGAAAAAGTCGGAGAGGTTTTAAAACTAGATAAGCAAAAGATGAATGAAGGCAAGGCTCTTATAAGATATTTTTCTATTCCATGTAAACCTACTAAGACCAATGGTATGAGGACAAGAAATTTACCACATCATGATTTAGAAAAGTGGTCTACCTTTAAGGAATATAACCAAAGAGATGTGGAAACAGAAATGGCTATTAAGAAAAAGCTATCAGCATTTCCTATTCCTCAATCAGAATGGGAAAACTACTGGATAGACCAAAATATTAACGACAGAGGAATTTTAATTGATGAAATTTTAGTTGATTCGGCTATTAAATTTGATGAAATTTTACGAGAAGAAAATATGGACAGAGCCATAGGATTAACTGGTCTTGAGAATCCAAACTCTCCCTTACAGCTTAAAGAATGGTTAAATAAGAAAGGTTTAGAGATAGATTCCTTAGCTAAAAAGGATGTAGAGTCTGCTCTTAAAAACGCTGAAGGTGATATTAAAGAAGTCTTGGAACTTAGACAAGAATTATCTAAGTCTTCAGTTAGAAAATATGATGCTATGAAAAATGTAAAAGGAATAGACAATCGAGTAAGAGGTCTGATCCAATTTTATGGAGCAAATAGAACTGGAAGGTATTCAGGAAGGCTTATTCAAGTTCAGAACTTAAGAAGAAACAATCTAAAAGATTTAGAACTAGCAAGGAGTCTTGTAAAAAATAGAGATTTCGAAACTATGGAAATTCTCTATGAATCTCCTTCTGATATTTTATCCCAACTAATAAGGACAGCCTTTATAGCAAAAGAAGGCACCAGGTTTATTATTTCTGACTTTTCAGCAATAGAGGCCCGTGTCCTTGCATGGCTTGCAGGAGAAAAATGGGTACTGGATGCCTTTGAAAATGGAGAAGATATCTATTGCAGAACAGCATCGAGGATGTTTGGAGTGCCAGTTGAAAAGCATGGAGTAAATGGTCATCTTAGACAAAAAGGAAAGATAGCGACGTTAGCCTGCGGTTATCAAGGGGCATTGGGAGCTCTTAAAGCAATGGGTGGAATTGAGATGGGTTTATCTGAAGATGAACTTCAATCAATAGTCGATTCTTGGAGAGAGGCTAATCCTAACATCGTAAGCTTGTGGTGGGATATAGATTCTGTCGTAAAAAGAGTTGTAAAGACTAGAAGTAAAGAAGAATACAAGAACCTAGTTATTAGCTATGAAAAAGGCATTCTTTTTATAGAACTTCCTTCAAAAAGAAGACTTGCTTATCCAAAAGCAAAAATCGGGATGAATCGATTTGGTGGAGAATCAATTGTCTATGAGGGAATCGTAGTAGGAAACAAGTGGGACAAGATTGAATCCTATGGTGGAAAATTTGTAGAAAACATAGTTCAAGCCATCGCAAGAGATATTTTAGCTGAGACTATGATGAGACTTGAGAAAAAAGAATTTAATATCGTCATGCATATCCATGACGAAGTTGTAATAGAAAGTGATTCATCAAGCATAGAAGAAATAAATGAAATCATGTCCATAGTTCCTAGCTGGGCACCTGGACTTATTCTCGATGCAGATGGATTTGAAAGTGAATTTTATAAGAAAGACTAAGGAGGTATTTATGAACATAGAAATTTTTAGAAATAGCGAATTTAAAGATATAAGAACAATGGTAATGAATGGAGAGCCATGGTTTGTAGGTAAAGATATAGCTGAAAATCTTGGTTACAGTAACTCAAGCAAAGCAGTTATAAATCATGTTGAGACAGAGGATAAACAATTTATAATGTTAGACTTAGCAGATTCCCAAAATGGGAATGTGCCTAAAGGACAAACTAAAACAGCTGTTATAAATGAATCTGGTCTATATAGTCTAATTCTATCTAGCAAATTACCTCAAGCGAAAAAATTTAAAAGATGGGTTACAAGCGAAGTTTTACCAAGTATTAGAGGACATGGGATGTATGCTACAGATGAACTTTTAGACAACCCAGATCTATTCATCTTAGTACTTGAAGAATTAAAAAGAGAAAGGCAAGAAAAGCTAATTCTAAAGCAACAGAATTTAGAGATGAAACCAAAGGCGTCCTATTACGATATTGTCTTATCCTGTAAAGAGGCTGTAGCAATAACAGTAATTGCCAAAGACTATGGTTGGTCTGCCAGAAAAATGAATAAGAAACTTCATGAGTTGGGGGTTCAGTTCAAGCAAGGCAATATTTGGCTTTTATATCAAGATTATGCTGAAGAAGGATATACTTGTACAAAAACTTATCCATTCAATAAAGAAAATGGAGAGATTGGTACAAAAATTCACACTTACTGGACTCAAAAAGGCAGACTGTTTATTTACAATCTTTTAAAATCAGAAGGTTATGTTCCTTTAATTGAAATTAAGGAGGCAGCCTAATGAATAAAGAATTATACAACGGGAGTGGGTGCAAGAATCCCACTCCTTATCAAGCAATTAAAAATGCAGAGAAGAGATACTATCCCTTGGTATATATCTGCAGTTCATTTTCTGGAGATGTTGAAAATAATGTAATTAAGGCAAGAACTTATTCTCGCTATGCTTTGGATAAAGGAAATATACCCATAGCACCACATCTTTTATTTCCTCAATTTATGAGTGATGAAAGTGAGAGAAAACTTGCCATGCATTTTAATTATGTTCTTTTAGGAAAATGTGAAGAAGTCTGGGTCTTTGGTGACTATATAAGCACTGGAATGTCAGAAGAAATAAAGATTGCTGAGAAGAGAAAAATGAAGATTCGCTATATAAAGGAGGTATCCTAATTGAAAATATATACCTCAAATTTAATAGGAGTGGAGTCAAACTGTATTTATCCAAATGAGGTTAATGCAGTTGATGTAAGGTCTTTTGAGAAAGCTGCAAGTTTTGACCATGTAATGGCTAAGTATAAAAACTCCTACAGGTCCAATGATAATTTTATAGAGTCAGAATGCATTCCCATGGATATTGACAACGACCATTCAGAAAATCCAGATGATTGGATTTCGGCTAATGATTTAAAGAGAATATTTGACGGAGTTAAATTTGCCATAGTTTACAGCAGAAACCATAGAAAAGAAAAAAATGGGAAAGCTGCAAGACCGAGGATGCACATATATTTTCCAATTCCTAAGGTCACAAATTTAGATGAATATGTAGGTATAAAAGAAAGCTTGGCAGAGACTTATACTTTCTTTGATGGTAATGCTCTAGATGGGGCGAGATTTTTCTTTGGAGTTAAGAATCCTGCTGTTGAAATAGTTAGGGGAAGGAAATATATAACTGATATTCTAAAAGATGACTTTGAGGATTTTGACAACTCTCAAGACTTGATTCAGCAAGGCTCTAGAAACTCAACTATGAACCATTTTGCAGGTAGGGTTCTAATTCGATATGGAAATACAGATGAGGCGAGAGAACTATTCGATAAAAAAGCTAGTCTTTGCTCACCACCACTTCCAGATGATGAACTAGAACAAATATGGAGGTCTGCTTGCAAATTCTATAAAAAGGTGGCGGCAAGTGAAGATTATGTTCCACCTGAAGAATATACTGAAGGCATAAATTTAAGGCCTTCTGAATTATCAGATATTGGGCAAGCAGAAGTTTTTGTTAGAGAATACCAAGACAGAATTCGATTTTCTCCTTCTACAGGCTTTCTTGTTTATAACAACTCTTATTGGGAGGAATCTGAACTAAAAGCACAAGGATATTCTCAAGATTTAGTGTTAAAACAACTAGAAGAAATAGACAATGAGTTTCTAAAAATGGAAGAAGAAATAAAGAAATCAGGTGTTAGAGAAGCAATGTCTTCTATGAGTGAGAAAAAAGCCTTGGCATCCTTTAATGACAATCAGAAATCTCTATACTATAAGCTCATATTCTTAGAAGCATATAAGAAATATGCTGTAAAACGAGGAGACACCAGAGCCATCCATGCAACTTTAAAAGAATCAAAACCCATGCTTGAAATAGACCAAAGAGAACTTGATACAGACGAATTCTTGTTAAACACTCCGTCATTTACAGTAAATTTGAAAACTGGAGAATGCAGAGACCATAAGGCAGATGACTATATAACCAAAGAAACCTCTGTAGACCCTAGTAATGAAAATATGGATATATGGCTTGATGCCCTAGACACTTTTTTTGTAAAAGATAGTGAACTTATAGAATATGTGCAGAAAGTTGCAGGGATTTCTCTAATCGGAAAGGTCTATATCGAGGCTCTAATTATAGCCTATGGCGATGGTAGAAATGGTAAGTCTACTTTTTGGAATACTATCTCAAGAGTTCTAAATCTATATAGTGGGTCAATCTCAGCAGATATTCTTACAGTAAATTCTAAAAGAAATGCTAAGCCAGAACTTGCTGAAACAAGAGGTAAAAGACTTTTAATTGCAGCTGAACTTCAAGAAGGATTAAGGCTAAATACTTCAAATGTAAAACAGCTTTGTTCTACAGATGAAATTGTAGCAGAGAAAAAATATCGAGATCCATTTAAATTCATACCTTCTCATACCCTTGTCCTATATACTAACCACCTACCAAAGGTGGGTGCTTTAGATGAAGGAACTTGGAGGAGACTTATTGTAATTCCTTTTGAGGCAAAGATAGAGGGTTCTAGTGATATTAAAAACTATACTGATTATTTAGTAGATAAGGCTGGGGGAGCAGTTCTCAAGTGGTTAATCGAAGGCGCTAAAAAGGCTATTGATGAAGATTTTAAATTCAGCTTACCTAAAAAAGTGGCTGATGCCATCAATGAATATAAGGAATCAAATAACTGGTTCAAGCATTTCTTAAGTGAGTGTTGTGAGATTGATTCATCATTTGAAGAGAAGTCTGGAGAAGTCTATCAAGAATATAGAGCCTATTGTTTAAGAACTGGAGAATATGTAAGATCTACAACTGATTTTTATTCTGCTATTTCATCTAATGGATTTAATAGGGTGAAACTACGAGACGGGATTAAGATTCAAGGACTAAAATTAAAAAGTGACTTTGTGTAAATTTAGCCATTGTGCAAGTCTCGAAGGTCATATATATAACTTTTATATAGTAATAAAATTAAAATTAGTATATATATAAAGGTTATAGAAGAGACCTTCGAGACCTTCACACAATCACTAGAAAGGTTGAAATATCAATGCTAGAAAACGAAATAGAAAAAGCCTTAGTTGACAAGGTAAAACTTCATGGAGGCTTTTGTCTTAAATTTACATCTCCTTCAATGACGGGAATACCAGATAGGATAATACTTCTACCTAAAGGAAAGATAGGATTTGTTGAAACAAAAAGACCTGGAGGTGAACCTAGACCAATCCAGAAAAAGAGAATAAGGCAATTTAAGAACTTAGGTTTTAAAGTTTATGTTCTTGACTCAAAAGAAAACATTGATGAAATAATAAAGAGGATTGGAGGTGACTAATTGAAATACACTCCACATAAATATCAAAAATATGCTACTGAATTTATAAAAGAAAATAAAGAATCTGCACTTCTACTGGACATGGGACTCGGCAAGACGGTTATAAGCCTAACGGCTATAAAAGATTTACTCTTTGATTCTTTTGAAATTTCTAAAGTTCTAATCATAGCACCACTAAGGGTTGCTAGGGATACTTGGAAGGAAGAAATAGAAAAATGGTCTCACCTTGATATCTTAAAATATTCAGTGGCCATAGGTAGTGAAAAAGAAAGAATAAAAGAATTAAATAAACAAGCGGACATTTATCTGATCAATAGGGAAAATGTAGATTGGCTAATAAATAAGAGTGAAATACCCTTTAACTACGACATGATCGTAATTGATGAACTATCATCCTTTAAATCTCATAGGTCAAAGAGGTTTAAAGCTTTGATGAAAGTTAGACCAAAGGTAAAAAGAATAGTTGGTCTTACTGGAACTCCATCATCTAACGGACTAATGGATTTATGGGCTGAGTTTAGACTGCTTGATATGGGTCAAAGACTTGGAAGATTTATTGGTCAGTACAGGGAAATCTACTTCAAACCAGATAAGAGAAACGGACCAATCATTTATTCCTATAAGCCACTTCCTTTTGCTGAAGATGCAATCTATGAAAAGATATCAGATATCACAGTTTCTATGAAAGCTGAAGACTATCTAAAAATGCCAAAGAAGATAAACAATGAATTCTTTGTAAATCTATCAGATAAAGAAAGAGAAATCTACGAGACCTTAAAAAAAGACTTGGTCGTTAGTATTAAGGATAAAGATATAGATGCAGTTAATGCTGCAGCCCTTTCTAATAAATTAATGCAAATGGCATCAGGTTCTGTTTATGATGAAGATAAAAATATGATTCATATTCACGACAGAAAACTTGATGCCTTGGAAGATTTAATAGAGGGTGCAAATGGTAAACCTGTTCTGATAGCTTATTGGTATAAGTCAGATTTAAAAAGAATAAAAGACAAGTTTGATGTAAGAGAACTTAAGACAAGTGAGGACTTTAAAGAATGGAATCAAGGTAAGATTCCAGTTGCCATTATCCATCCAGCATCTGCTGGTCATGGACTTAACTTACAAGCTGGGGGTTCAACACTTATTTGGTTTTCTCTTACTTGGTCTTTAGAACTTTATGAGCAAACTAATGCCAGACTTTATAGGCAAGGGCAGAAAGAAACAGTTGTGATTCATCATATCCTAGCAAAGGAAACCATTGATGAAGATGTAATGAAAGCATTAGAAAATAAGAATAAAACACAAGCTGCACTCATTGATGCAGTAAAAGCAAATTTAAAATGAGTAGAGGTTCTATAGAGAACTTACCTCAAAACTTATGGAGGTAAGAAATGAACGCAAAAGAATATTTAAAGCAAGCTTTTTATTTAGACAAGAGAATTAACAGTAAGCTAGAGCAAGTTGAAAGTTTAAATGCCTTAGCTACAAAAGCTACATCGACCTTATCAGATATGCCCAAGAGTCCTAGTAGAGGAACATCTAAACTTGAAGATACTATTGTTAAGATTGTAGATCTTCAAGAAGAGATTAATAGGGATATAGATAAACTTGTAGATTTGAAAGCAGAGATGGTTGGAACAATTAAACAAATTCAAAACAAGGAACTTCAAGTCATTCTTGAAAAAAGATATCTTTGCTTTGAGACTTGGGAGAAGATAGCAGTTGATATGAATTATGATATTAGACATATTCATAGACTTCACAATCTGGGGTTAAAAGAAACTTCAAAGCTAATCAAATCCTGTCATGAAATGTCATAGAATGTCACTATGGAGTTGTAGTATTATTAAAATAGCAAAAGAATAATTAAAAGAGCCTTGGAGATTTAATCTTCAGGGCTTTCTTTATGGAGTGATAAAGTGCCGAGAAAACCTAAGAGACCATGTTCACATCCAGGTTGTCCTGAATTAGTTGATGGACGATTCTGCAAGAAACATGAGATAGAATACAACAGAAACTATGAAAAATATAAAAGAGATCCTAAAACTCATAAGCGTTATGGAAAAGCATGGAGACTTATACGAAAAAGATATGTAGCAGAGCATCCACTTTGTGAGATGTGTTTAAAAGAAAATAAAATGACAAAGGTAGAGGAAGTACATCACATACTTCCTCTTTCTCGTGGTGGAACTAATGACGAAGACAATCTTATGAGTCTTTGTAAATCTTGTCACTCAAAGATTCATGCAAAGAGCGGAGATAGGTTTGGAGGATAGTTTACGTGGGGAGGGGGAGTCTTAATCTCTACGACTGACTTCCCTACCAACGGTGCCGCCCTCTCACGCACAAAAAAACGGGTTCAAAGGCCCTATTAAAGAAGATGATAAATTAGGAGGTGATACTATCGCTAAAGACGGAACATACAGAGGTGGAAGAAGAGTAAAAGCAGGAGGTAAACCACAGCCTGCTGCTGAAAAAATAGAAAAAGGTAAAAAAGTAGAGATACTAATGAATGATATTCCAACATTCACTCCAGAAGAAATAGACGCAGTTGACTTACCAGACGGAGCAGTTCTTGATGGAACTGATATGCCAACACCTAGTGACTATCTATCTGCAAAACAAAAGAATGGTATACCACTTGGTGCTGATGAAATATACAAAGAGACTTGGGGATGGTTAAAACAGAGAAACTGTGAGAATTTGGTAAATCCAAGATTATTAGAATCCTACTCTCAGGCTTTTGCAAGATATATTCAATGTGAAGAAGCAATAAGTCAATTTGGACTATTAGGAAAGCATCCTACTACTGGTGGAGTTATTGCATCTCCATTCGTACAGATGTCTAGTCAGTTTCAAAAGACAGCTAATCTTTTATGGTACGAGATTTATGACATAGTTAAAGAAAACTGCACTGAAGTTTATGAAGACTACGGAGAAGATATGATGGAAAAATTACTAAGACAGAGGAGGTAGAAAATGTTTGAAAAAGTAAATCCAAAGCATCCAGATAAAATCGCAGATTGTATTGCTGGTGCAATTGTAGATTTAGCATATAAAGAAAAAGATAATCCTAAAATAGCAGTTGAAGTTTTACTGGGGCATGGAGACTGTCATGTGATTATTGAAACGGACTGCAATCTAAATAAAAAAGAAATTGAAACAGCAATTAAGAGGATAGCTGGAGATGTCGTAGTAGATACTAAAATCGTAGAACAGGATATTCATCTATTAAATAATCAAAAAGAAAAGATAAGATGTGGTGATAATGGAATCTTTAAGGGAGTACCTACTTCAGACGAAGAAAAGAAACTATCTTTAATTGCTCGTGAAATCTATTCTAATTATCCCTACGATGGGAAATACATTCTTGATGGGGATAAACTTATTATTTGCCAATCAAATGTATCTACAAAAATTTTAAAATCGATTTATCCAAGAGCAATTGTAAATCCATTAGGAGATTGGACTGGAGGGTTTAATGTCGATACAGGAGCAACTAATAGAAAACTCGGTTCTGATATGGGAAGAGCAGTAACTGGTGGGGGTCTTCATGGTAAAGACCTATCCAAGGCTGATGTATCAATTAATATTTATGCCCACCTAAAGGCACAAGAAGAAAAAAGAGAGATTGAATTATCCTGTGCAATCGGGGATGAAACTGTTGATGGTAGACCATATTCAGAAATTGTAGAAATTGCTAGAAACTACATTAACTCTATTGGTGGTTTTGAAGAATTTGCAAAGTGGGGGCTAATATGATTACAACAAAAGAAATGAAATTAGTGGATATCGAAAAACTTGTTCCCTATGTAAATAATGCAAGAACTCACTCACAAGACCAGATTAATAAACTACGATCATCAATTAGAGAGTTTGGTTTCATCAATCCAGTTATTATTGATAAAGACTATGGAGTTATTGCTGGGCATGGAAGAATTATGGCAGCAAAGGAAGAAGGGATAAAAGAAGTACCTTGTGTCTTTGCAGACCATCTAAATGAGGCACAGAAGAAAGCCTATATCTTAGCTGATAACAGAATGGCTCTTGATGCTGGTTGGGATGAAGAACTACTAAGAGTAGAAATTGAGTCCCTGGAAGATTATGGTTTTAATGTAGAACTTACTGGGTTTTCACCAGATGAACTATCTAATATTTTTGACCTTGGTGTAGAGGCTGAAGAAGATGACTTTGATGTTGAAGAAGAACTAAAAAAGCCTACTTTTTCAAAGACTGGAGATATTTGGACTTTAGGTAGTCATAAAGTTATTTGCGGTGATTCTACTCAATGGGAGACTTTTGAAAAGTTATTAAATGATACAAAGGTTAATCTGGTCTGTACCGATGCACCCTATTTTGTAGATTTGAAAAACAAATCGGGAACAATCAAAAATGACAATCTTAATGATGAGGAAGCCTATGAATTTTTAATGAAGGTCTTCACAAATTTTAAAGAGGCAATGGCCAAAGATGCATCTATTTATGAATTCTATGCAACAATGAAAGCGAGAGTATTCTATGATGCCTTTGAAGATGCAGGTTTTAAAGTTGGTGCAGGACTTATTTGGAAAAAGCCTAGAGCTCCTTTTATGAGGACAGATTGGAAATTTAATATGGAGCCTATTATTTTTGGTTGGAGAAAAGATGGAAAGCATAACTGGTATGGAGATCAAAAACAAACAGCAGTCTTTGAATTCGATGGAATTAAAGATTCAGAAAAAGAAGGATGTGGTCATCCATCATCAAAACCAGTACCTCTCATTGCCTACCTAATTAAACAATCTACACAAACGAATGGCTTAGTCCTTGATGGATTTTTAGGAAGTGCATCGACTCTGATTGCCTGTGAAGAACTTAATCGAATCTGCTATGGAATAGAGATAGAGCCAAAATTTGTTGATGTAGCAGTTAAAAGATATTTGAATTTAGTAGGTAGTGATGAGGAGATAAACTTATTAAGGGATGGCAAAGAGTATAAGTATAAAGATGTTATTAATCTGACTTGATATAAATCAGTATTTGAGTGATGTATGTTTATGAGGTGATTAGATGATTTCAAGGGAAATTATACAAAAATTAAAAGAAACTTATCCTGTAGGTACAAGAGTAAAACTAATCCAAATGGAAGATGACCAAGCACCTCCAGCTGGAACTTTAGGCACAGTTTATGGGGTGGATGCCATTGGATCAATCCTAGTAAAATGGGATAATGGCTCAACATTAAATGTAATTTTCAGAGTGGATAGAATAGGAAAAATATCGAGTAAAGGTTGAAATATAGCCATTATATCCCTTAATTAACTTGACTTATTTTTGACAGTACGGTTATATGTACATACAAAAAAAGATAAGGAGAAAAATATGGCATACAAATACATGAAAACACAGGAAGATTTAAATGAGTTAATCGGCTCTTCAGCAATTACAATGCTTGGACTTTATGAAGGAGAAAATGGAGACTTAGCTTTCCAAGATTATTTAAAAGACTACCTTGAAGATGACACTATTTACATCACAATGGGAAAAACAATTAACGAATTTTACGAAACTAACCTTCCTGAAGATTTAAGAATAGTAAGTTTAAAATACAATAAGCTTGGAAGACTTCCAATGATAAGGCTTGAGATTGGAGCAAAGTGGTTTGACGACTTTATAGATAATCTTTAAAAAGATTGAAAAATAGCCGATTTATAGGCATAAAAGACTTGACTAATACTCTTCTATACGGGAATATGTGTACAACAAAAGAAAAGGAGAGCATTACCATGAAAAAAGACCTTTTAGAAAGATTAGAAGCAGAAGTTAAAGCTTACAAAAGATACGCAGAAAACTCAATAAAAAAATCAAAAGAAGGCAAGATTGGAGCAGCTATTAACCTTTTAGACATAGCAGGAACGGCAAAGAAATGTGCAGACCAAGTTCATGAAGAACTTTGGAAAGAGTCACAAGGAAACCTAAACGAAGAAGAATTTGAATTATTTTGTGAATCAGAAACACTAGAAAGAGAACTTAAGAAAGCATACAAAGAATTAAACATAGCAAGACAAAGATAAAATAAAAATCCAAATAGGGTTTAGGCTCTATTTGTCGTAGTAGAAGTCACAATAAGGTGGCTATTTTTTATGCCCATTTTTAAAGAAAGGAGGTTAAATGAAATATAAACCAACAAAATTTATGCTACCTACATCTCACTATGATAAAAACAAAGCAGACTATGCTGTCACCTTTATAGAATGTCTAAAACACACAAAAGGTAGATGGGCAGGTAAAGACTTCAAGCTTATTGATTGGCAAGAAGAAATCATAAGAGACTTATTTGGCATTGTAAAAGATACAGGATATCGACAATTTAATACAGCATATATTGAAATACCAAAGAAGATGGGAAAATCTGAACTTGCAGCTGCTGTAGCACTTCTTCTCACTTGTGGTGATGGAGAAGAAAGAGCAGAAGTTTATGGATGCGCAGCCGATAGACAACAAGCAACTATAGTTTTTGATGTTGCAGCTGATATGGTAAGAATGAGTCCAGCCCTTTCTAAAAGAGTAAAGATACTAGCATCTCAAAAGAGAATGATTTATAAGCCGACTAATTCTTTCTACCAAGTCTTATCTGCAGAGGCTTATTCCAAACACGGATTTAATATTCATGGTGTTGTCTTTGACGAACTTCATACTCAACCCAACAGAAAATTATTTGATGTTATGACAAAAGGTTCAGGAGATGCAAGAACTCAACCTTTATATTTTCTTATAACAACTGCAGGAACAGATACCAAATCAATCTGTTATGAGACGCATCAAAAGGCAGTGGACATACTTGAAGGGAGAAAAACTGATCCAACTTTCTATCCTGTAATCTATGGAGCAGATAGAGAAGACGATTGGACAGATGAAAAAGTATGGCATAAAGCAAATCCGTCTCTTGGAATTACAGTTCCTATAGAAAAAGTAAGACAAGCCTGTGAATCGGCTAAGCAAAACCCAACTGAAGAAAATGCTTTCAGACAGTTAAGATTAAATCAGTGGGTCAAACAAGCAATTAGATGGATGCCTATGGAAAAATGGGACCTATGTAATTTTGCTGTTAATGAAGAAGAACTAAAAGGCAGAGTTTGTTATGGAGGTCTTGACCTTTCATCTACAACAGATATTACAGCCTTTGTTTTAGTCTTTCCTCCAATAGATGAAGATGATAAATATCAAATACTTCCTTACTTTTGGTTGCCAGAAGATAATCTCGACCTAAGAGTAAAAAGAGACCATGTAAATTATGACCTATGGCATAAGCAAGGCTATATTCAGACAACAGAAGGCAATGTAGTTCATTATGGTTTTATTGAAAAATTTATAGAAGATTTAGGTGATATATATAACATCCGAGAAATTGCCTTTGACAGATGGGGAGCAGTTCAGATGGTACAAAACTTAGAAGGAATGGGTTTCACAGTTGTTCCTTTTGGTCAAGGATTTAAAGACATGTCTCCACCAACAAAAGAATTAATGAAACTAACTCTCGAAAGAAAAATAGCCCATGGAGGTCATCCAGTTCTAAGGTGGATGATGGATAATATCTTTATTCGAACAGATCCCGCTGGAAACATTAAGGCAGATAAAGAAAAATCTACAGAAAAGATAGATGGGGTTATTGCTACAATCATGGCTCTTGATAGGGCTATAAGGTGTGGCAATGATACTAGTGAGTCGGTTTATGATGATAGGGGATTGATTATTTTTTAATCTCTCTATTTTTGATTTATCATAGCCAAATTTAGAAAAGTGGCGAGATTTAGAGTTAAGTAAAAATGCACGAAAAAAGCCACCATATAGGTGGCTAGAATATGTATACCAATTGCTTATGAGTGACGATAACACATATCGCTTACCTAGATAATGGCACTTGAATAAGACTTACTGTTGGTATAATCATGATACTTTAAAAATAGAAAAAAGTCAAGTTTTATAGGGGAAATTCAAAAATATATTTTAAGATACCATTGTCTCTTAAAGTTTTAAACTCATCTGCGTAATTACCTGTTTTAAGATGAGAATACAAGATATTTGAGAAAACATCAGCGATTTGAATATTTGAGTTATTGGCAGAGTCAAAATATGAAACCACAAAATTTCCTTGATTAATCCCAGTTATGCAAAGTTCAGTGTTTAAATAGTCCTCAAGAAAGAATCTCGATTCGGTTCTTTCATTTCTTTCATCAAGTTGTAAAAGATGATTCTCACTTGGTATGTAATTATTTCTTATGAAGTAGTCCAGTGATATTTTTAATAGGTAATTGAAAACTCTAGATGTATTTGAACAAAAAGTATCTTTGAGTCTTGAATTGTCAACTTTTAAATAGAAAAGACTGAAGTTGCTTTTTCTGGCAAAGAAGTTTATAAATTTTTGTTTCATGGGTCTATCAAAAGCAGAACCTTTTAACTCATGAAATGTTCCATTTAAAAACATTTTTTGCCTATTGTCTATTCTTTTAAGCTCTTCAAGATTAGATGCTACAAAACGTTTATAGGATCTTTTTAAAGCATTAGAATTATCTGGAATAATTAACGTGATAATGAAGTATTCATTTTTAAGTTGATTATTAATTGTTCCTGATTCGTCGATATATATGTTCATAGTTTGTCCTTCCAGTAAATATATTAACATTATATCACAAATGATTAAAATTTTAGGAGGTGGTAATATAAACATTTTAAACTTAATATTCAAGTCGAGAGACAAACCTAAAGACGGGGAGAGGATATCTTCATCGTCTTTTTTATTTGGGAGAACAACAGCAGGAAGGAATGTCAACGAATTTACTGCCATGCAAATGACGGCAGTTTATTCATGTGTGAGAGTTCTTGCTGAAACCTTAGCAGGACTTCCACTTCATCTATATAAAAGAGGGGATTCAAACTCAAAAGAAAAAGCTAAAGATCACGCCATATATTTTCTTTTGCACGATGAACCAAATACTGAAATGACTTCATTTGTTTTTAGAGAAACACTAATGACCCACCTTTTATTGTGGGGTAATGCCTATGCTCAGATTATTCGTAATGGAAGAAATGAGGTCATTGAACTTTATCCATTAATGCCAAACAAGATGACTGTTATGAGAAGTGAAGATGGAGAAATCTTCTATAAATACAATCACAAATCAGAAGAAGTTTATCTTTTAAAAGAAGATGTTCTTCACATACCAGGACTTGGTTTTGATGGACTCATAGGATACTCGCCAATCACCATGGCTAAAAATGCAATTGGAATGGCTATGGCTTGTGAAGATTATGGTGCATCATTCTTTCAAAATGGAGCACAACCAGGTGGGGTTTTAGAGCATCCAGGAGTTATTAAAGATCCAGAAAGAGTTAGAGCGTCATGGAATGCAGCCTTTCAGGGGCCTAAGAACGCCAACAAAGTGGCTGTACTTGAAGAAGGGATGAAATACCAACCCATAGCCATAGCACCAAGTGAGGCCCAATTTTTGGAAACAAGAAAGTTTCAGTTAAATGAGATAGCAAGAATATTCAGAATACCACCTCATATGATTGGCGACTTGGAGAAGTCGTCATTTTCAAATATAGAACAACAGTCACTTGAATTTGTTAAATACACTCTTGATCCTTGGATTGTTCGTTGGGAGCAATCCTTAGAAAGAGCACTACTAACAAAGAAAGAAAAGGAATCCTACTTTATTAAATTCAACCTTGACGGACTTCTAAGAGGAGACTATGAATCAAGAATGAATGGATATGCTGTAGGAAGACAGAATGGGTGGATGAGTGCAAATGACATAAGAGAATTAGAAAACCTAGATAGGATATCAGCTGAAGAAGGTGGAGACCTATATCTTGTAAATGGAAATATGCTACCACTTGATAAAGCTGGTAGTTTTTATCAGCAGAAAGGAGAAGAAATAAATCCTAATGAAGAACAATAAAATATTTTGGAATTGGAATAAGGATTCAAATGAACTTTATATAGATGGAGTTATTGCAGAAGAGTCTTGGTTTGATGATGAAATCACTCCAAGGCTCTTTTTTGAAGAATTAAAAAACAAAAGTGGAGATATAACTGTGTGGATCAACTCCCCTGGTGGAGATTGTATAGCTGCATCGAGAATTTACACCATGCTTTTGGAGCACAAGGGAAATGTGACCATTAAGATTGATGGGCTTGCAGCATCAGCAGCATCAGTCATTGCCATGGCAGGAACTGAAGTATTGATGAGTCCTACTTCATTAATGATGATTCACAATCCCTTAACTGTGGCAATTGGCGACTCAAAAGAGATGCAAAAAGCCATAGATATGTTAAAGGAAGTTAAGGAATCAATCATCAATGCTTATGAGATTAAGACAGGTTTATCCAGAGAAGAGATTTCTAATCTAATGGATGGGGAGACTTGGTTTGATAAGAATAAGGCTATTGAGATGGGTTTTTGTGATGGAACTCTTACTGACAAAAGAAAAGATGAGAAAGTTACGAACATGGTCTTTTCAAGGCGAGCAGTTACAAATTCACTTTTAACAAAGATAAATAAAGAAGTAAAGACTCATTCAATGAGTGAGGTAGAAGAAAGATTAAACAAAATTAAAAATACTTGGAGGTAATTATATGAACTTAAAAGAACTAATGGAAAAGAGAACTAAAGCTTGGGATGAGGCAAAAGCATTTGCTGAATCTAAAAAAGATGAAAAGGGTCTAATGTCTGATGAAGACTTTAAGACATATGAAGAGATGGAAAGAACTATCGAGAATTACACTCGTGAAATGGAAAGAAAGAAGAGGGAAGAAGAAATGGATAAATCCTTGGAAAAACCTACTACTCAAGCACTAACAAATGAGCCCGCTACATTTAATGAAGAAGATAAACCAATGAGAGCTAGAAATGTCTATAAGAAGTCTATGATGAAAGCATTAAGAACTAACTTTAGAGATATTTCAAATGAATTAAAAGTAGGTACAGATGAAAGTGGTGGATATTTAGTTCCAGAAGAAATGGAAACAGATATTGTAAATGGTCTTGAAAATGAAAATATTGTAAGAAAATTAGCTACAAAAGTTCAAACTTCAGGACTTCATAAAATCAATATTGCAGCTACAAAGCCAGCAGCCCTATGGGTTGAAGAAGGTGGCCAACTTACATTTGGAGATGGTACATTTGATCAAGTATCTCTTGATGCACACAAACTCCATGTTGGTATTAAAGTTACTGAAGAACTTCTATATGATGCAGCCTTTAATTTAGAAAAATACATCACTGAAGAATTTACTAGAGCACTAGCTAATGCTGAAGAAGATGCTTTCTTAAATGGAGATGGAGTAAATAAGCCTACAGGAATTTTTGACTCTAAAAAGGGTGGAGAACTTGGTGTAACAACAAAGGCTCAAACAATTACTGCAGATGAATTAATTGACTTAGTTTACTCTCTAGATAGACCATATAGAAAGAAAGCAGCTTTCATTTTAAATGATGCAACAGTTGCTCAGATTAGAAAGCTTAAGGACGTTAATGGTGCATATATTTGGCAACCATCACTTAAAGATGGAGAACCAGATAGACTTTTAGGATATCCTGCTTACACATCTGCCTTTGCTCCAAAAGCTGAAAAAGGGAAACTTGCAGTAGCCTTTGGCGATTTTTCTTATTACAAGATTGGAGATAGAGGGAATAGATCTTTCCAAGACTTAAAGGAACTATTTGCAGGCAATGGCATGGTTGGTTTCTTAGGCAAAGAAAGAGTAGATGGAATCCTTGTTTTAAGAGAAGCAGTTAAACTATTAAAAATCGGTGCTACTGCCTAGGGAGTAAACTATGATTACTCTTGAAGAGGCAAAGTCCTATTTAAGGGTGGATTTTGATGATGAGGATGAGATGATTAATTCTCTCATCCAATCATCAATAAAGCACTCCATGGATGTAGCCAGGGTTAATAGCGAAGAAGATCTTTCTAAAAATCCAAATGGAAAGATAGCCGTCCTCTATATGACAGCTTATCTTTATGAACATAGGGAAGAGGCAGATTATTCTGAATTAAACTTAACTCTAAGGGCTTTATTATTTGGAATGAGAAAGGCTGAGTTCTAATGAGGATATCGGATTTAAACAGAAAAATAACCTTTCAAAATAAAAATGTTGAGGTAGATGAAATTGGTAACCATAAATCAGTATGGATGGACTATCTAACAACATCAGCCTATATATCTTTTCAAGGTAAAGGCGAAGAAGTTTTTCTTGGGATGGAAGTAGACAGGTCAGATATTTCTTTTACTGTAAGATTTCAAAATAGGTTGAAGAATATTAACACTTCAGAGTACAGGATTCTATTTGAAGATGAAAAGTACAATATCATCTCGATTGATTTTATGAACTACAAGAACAAATATATAAAGTTTAGGTGTAGGAAGGTGAGTAGGTGAACGTAAAAATTGAAAACCTCGCCAGTGAAATAATGAAAGGCTTAGAAGAATATTCTGATATGGCAACAGATGAAGTCAAAAAGGAAGTCAAAAAGGCTGGTAGCAATATTAGAAAAGACATACAAGAAAATGCACCTGTAGGAGAAACAAAGAAATATTCTAAATCTTGGTCAGTAAAAACTATAAAAGAATCTTCGAACTCAATAGAACTTGTGGTCCATTCAAGAAATAGATACCAACTGGCTCATCTACTTGAGAAAGGCCATGTTCTTAGGCAGGGAGGAAGAGTGTCTGCTAAGCCTCATATTGGACCAGCTGAGGAGAAAGGAATCAGAGAATTGGAAGAAAATATAATGAGGAAATTACAAGATGGATAGGCTATTAAAAATAATTGAAGAGATTGGACTTCCCTTTGCATACTCGCACTTTGCTGAAGGAGAAAGTCCAGACCCACCATTTTTGGTTTATCTATTTCCAAAGAATAAACACTTTGGTGCAGATGGAGTAGTTTTCTATAAAAATACTCAGATAGACTTAGAACTTTACACTGATAAGAAAGATTTAAAATTAGAAGAAAAGATAGAAGAGATACTTGATAGAGAAAAAATCTATTATGAAAAATCTGAAGTTTGGATTGAATCAGAAAGATTTTATGAAGTTCTCTATGAATTTACTATGGAGGTAAAAAATGGCTAATAAAGTTAAATTTAATATTTGTAATGTTAATGACCTAACCCCACGAGCATTGCGAGTGGAAGGTAGGTCAGATGTCACGCAATCCAATTCTCTGCGACTGATAAGGAGCGAAGAGAATTGTGATGGAGCTGACTCACTACAATTTATGGGAGGTAACAATTATGGCAAATAAGGTAAAGTTTAATATTTGTAATGTACACTACGCTCTCTTCGATAAAGCTGAAGAGGGCGTTATTAAATATAAGACACCAGTTCCAATGCCTGGTGCTGTTTCAATTTCATTAGATCCAAATGGAGAGCCTGAAAGCTTTTATGCAGATGGAATTGAATACTACACTATTTCAAACAATATGGGATATGACGGAGATTTAGAAATCGCCCTTATTCCAGAATCCTTTAGGACTGATGTTTTGATGGAAAAATCAGATTCTAACAAAGTTCTTATTGAGTCTTCAAATTCTGAAACTGCAAACTTTGCACTGTTATTTGAGTTTGATGGTGACCAAAAGAAAATCCGTCATGTCATGTATAACTGCTCAGCAGCAAGACCTACTCTTGAAGGAGAAACCAACGAGGAATCAAGAGAAGTTCAACCAGAAACCTTATCTATTCAAGCAAGACCACTTCCAAATGGAAATGTAAAGGCTAGAACAGGTGAAGAAACTACGAAGGAAACTTACGATGGTTGGTATAAGTCAGTCTATATGCCAACAGAAACGACAGTAACACCTTCAAGAGCAAGTGTTGGAGGTAAATAAATATGGCACTAACCAAGAAAATTCAAATCGATGGGAAAGAAGTTGTTTTCCGTGCATCAGCAGCTATCCCAAGAATCTATAGATTAAAGTTTGGTCGAGATATCTTCAAAGACTTAATGGAACTTGAAAAATCCATGAAGAACAATGATGAAGACAAATCTAATCTTGACATAGGTTCACTTGAGTTGTTTGAAAATATAGCCTATGTAATGGCAAAGCATGGAGATAAATCTGTGCCAGATAGTCCTGAAGAATGGTTGGATAATTTCTCAACCTTTTCAATTTACCAAATTCTACCTCAGTTAATTGAGTTATGGGGACTTAACATCAAGTCGGAAGAAGTTCCTAAAAAAAAGTAAGACCAACAGAAAGACCAATGACTACACCCTTGTTTCTATTAAGGGCTGTAGAATTAGGTCTTTCTGTTTCTGATTTATCCCTACTAACAATTGGACTTGTAAATGATATGTTCACAGAAAAGAATAACGATGACTATAAATACAAAGAAGTAGCTACGCAAGAAGACTTCGATAAATTTTAATCCTCAAGCTTAGCTACTCTTTTTTCAGCATCTTTATAGACTTTGGATTCCGCTCTTGCACCGATAATAATGACAAGAACTTCATCATCTGATTTTTCCAATTTATAAACGATCCTAAGACCTGAACTCTTAAGTTTAATTTTCATAAGACCAGCAAGCTTAGAATCAGATAGGTTAGAAAGAGGCTTGCCATAGCCACCTTCGGTATTAGGAAGAGGATTTATTAAGATCCTCTTAAGTGCTTTATCGACAATTTTTCTTTGAGATCCATCTAAGGCTTTATAGTCTTGGATGGCTTCTTTTATAAAGGATAGTTTGTAGTTCATTCGATTTCGTCCTCATCAAGAGGAGAGACTTCATTTAAATCGATATGAAAGGCTTCTTCAAATTCATCTTGAGAAATTAAATCGGATTTATCCATTGATGACATCCTAGTATTGGCAAGCATAAGATCTCTTGCATCTTCGAGCTCATCAATGAGTTTCGTATATTCATCAGGGGAAACAAGAATGCACTCAGGAGTGTTGTTCTTTAATACGACCTTAGAACCGTTCACTTTGACATCATCAAAAATACGTCCGGCTAGGCCTCGATTAAATTCAGAAATGGATACAGTCTTGTTGGATAATTCTTTTACAAAATTCATACTTATCACCTCAAGATAAGTATAGCAGAAATCGATAAAAACATCAATAAAAATACTGATAAATATATCTTTAAAAAGGCGGTGAGATATTGGCAAATAGAATAAAAGGGATAACTGTTGAGATTGGTGGGGATACTACCAAATTACAGACTGCACTAAAACAAGTAAATACTGAAATAAAACATACTCAATCGGAACTGCGTGATGTCAATAAACTTCTAAAACTTGACCCTGGAAATACAGAACTTATCTCCCAAAAGCATAAGCTATTAGGACAGACCTTAGAAGAGACAAAGAATAAATTAACCTCTTTAAAAGAGGCACAAAAACAAGCTGAACAGGCTCTCGCAGAAGGAAAGATTTCCCAAGAACAATATGATGCCCTTAAACGAGAGATTATTGAAACAGAACAAGCCCTTAAATCTCTAGAAAGGCAAGGGGCAACCACAAATCAGACTCTTCAAAACATAGCTATTACTGGAGAAAAATGGCAAAACACAGGGCAAAATATAGAAAACGTGGGAAGAAAAATGATGCCAGTATCTCTTGCAGTAGCAGGTCTTGGAGTAGCAGCTGTAAAGACTGCATCAGATTTTGATTCTGGTATGGCAAAGGTAAAAGCAGTATCTGGTGCAACAGGGTCCGACTTTGACGCTCTGAGAGAAAAGGCTCGTGAAATGGGAGCCAAGACCAAGTTCTCAGCATCTGAAGCGGCAGAAGCTATGAACTATATGGCCATGGCTGGTTGGAAAAGTAAAGATATGATTAGTGGTATTGAAGGAGTCATGAACCTTGCTGCAGCTAGTGGTGAGGATCTAGCTACTACTTCAGATATTGTCACAGATGCCCTTACAGCCTTTGGTTTAAAAGCAGAAGACTCTTCTCATTTTGCTGATGTTCTTGCTGCTGCATCATCTAATGCCAATACCAATGTTTCACTAATGGGTGAGACCTTTAAATATGCTGCACCTATTGCTGGGACACTTGGATATTCAGTTGAAGATACGGCAGTTGCTATTGGTTTAATGGCTAACGCAGGAATTAAAGGTTCACAAGCAGGTACAGCTCTAAGAGCTGGACTAACAAGACTCGCATCACCAACTAAAGAAGTTATGAACGGGATGTCCATGTTAGGCTTATCTATTGAAGATGTACAGGGGCTTTCACTTGATGAGACTCTAAGCACTTTTAGAGTAGCCTTTGCCAATTTAGACGGAACTCAAAAAGCACAAGCAGCATCCATGATATTTGGTAAAAATGCCATGTCTGGAATGTTGGCAATTATAAATGCCAGTGAGAAAGACTACAACAGTTTGAGTGATGCCATATATAACGCAGATGGAACAGCAGAAAAAATGGCTGCTACTATGCAGGATAACCTAGCTGGTCAATTAAAGATCCTACAATCTGCCTTAGAAGAATTAGCTATATCCTTTGGAGAACTTTTAATGCCTGCTGTTAGAAAAGCAGTAGATATATTAACGAAACTGGTAAATGGACTTAATGCACTTCCAGGACCAGTAAAAGGTATTATTGCAGGTATCGCCCTTTTTATAGCTGCTCTTGGTCCAGTTCTTATGATTGTAGGAAAACTTATCTGGTCAATAGGAACTATTATGACCAAAGGACCCCTAATAGTAGGAGGAATTACAAAGATAGTTGGAATCTTTACAGGTACACTTATACCAGCAATCACTGCAGTAGTATCAGCCATTGGTATAGTTCCTATTGCTATTGGTGCAGTAATAGCTGGACTTGTTCTTTTATGGAAGAAATGTGACTGGTTTAGAGAAGGGGTCATCTCCATATGGGAAACTATTAAGGAATCAACTGTTGCCATTTGGAATGGAATAAAAGAATTCTTCGCCAATCTATGGCAAGGAATATCAGAATCTTGGACAAGCACCTGGACTGAAATCACAAGTTTTCTATCGGAATTTTGGACTGGATTTATTGAAGGGGTGAAGACTACTTGGAAAGGTATCAAGGACTTCTTTGCCAACCTATGGAATGGACTTGCTGAAGGATGGAATACTATCTGGACATCTATAACAACTTTTCTAACTGAATCTTGGAATACCTTTATTGAGGGAGCCAAGAGTCTATGGCAAAGTTTAGGAGAATTCTTTACAAGCCTCTGGACGGGAATTCAAACTACTTTTACAAATATATGGACAGCTATTTCAACTACAACTACAGAAGTATTTACAGCAGTTGGTGAGTTTATCAGGATTACTTGGGAAGGTGTTAAGACTTTAATTTCAACAGTTCTTGATGCAATCAAAGTAAAAGTTGAAACCATTTGGAATGGACTAAAAGAGTTTTTAACAACAATCATTACTGCCATTGGAGAATTTATTTCTACATCCTGGACCAATATAAAAACTACAATTGAGACTATCTTGACTTCTATTAAGACAGTCCTTGAATCAATCTGGAATGGGATAAAGACCTTTATCTCATCAACAATGAATAATATTAAATCCTTTGTTTCATCTGGTTGGAATTCCATAAAGTCGACTATTTCATCTGCAGTAAATACCGCGAAGTCAGCCGTATCGTCTGCCTTTAATTCTATGAGATCAAGCATTTCATCGACCATGTCAAATATTCAGTCCACTATTAGAAATGGATTTAATAATGCGGTTAATCATATTAAGAATTTGGCGTCTCAAGCTTATACATGGGGAGCCGATATGATTAACGGAATTGCAAGAGGAATTAGAAGTGCGATTAGCAATGTGACATCTGCTGTATCTAATGTAGCATCAACTATTAGGTCTTACTTGCACTTCTCTGTACCAGATGTTGGCCCACTTACCGACTATGAATCATGGATGCCAGACTTTATGGAAGGTTTATCTAAGGGAATAGAAAAGAGCAGAAGATTGGTCCAATCTTCTATGAAGAATGTAGCAAGCGATATGGTTTTAAATCCAAATATATCAACTGTTAGTATGGGTGGACATGATAAAGAATCAGCTATAAATGGAATTGATATAGGTAGACAAATATCCGATGCACTTGCAAACATCAATTTAAAATCGGAAAATTCTGGAGATATAGTCATACCAGTTTATCTGGGAGGGACTCTTCTCGATGAAGTTATTGTTAATGCATCTATGCGTAAGAATTTAAGGAGTGGAGGTAGGTAATGAAGTATCAGTCATATTTAATTATTGAAGGAATAGACCTACCTCTACCAAACACTTATGATTTGGAGTTTAGAGATATAGAGGCAGATACTGGAGGAGAGACAGAGGCAGGAACTATTCAGAGAGATATTGTTAGAAACAAAGTAGCAAGTATTTCTGTAGGTTTTTCTTGTAGTCCTAAACTTGTGAAGATATTGAGTGGTCTTGCTAACAAGTCTAATCTTAAAGTTAAATTCTTAGATACAGAAACGTTGGAACTAAAAGAGACACAAATGTATATGGACAAGTTTCAAGTCAAATTAATAAAAGATACTTCTTATAAAGGATTGTGGGAAGTATCTTTTTCATTGGAGGAGTATTGATGTATCCAATAAGCAATGAATATAAAACAGTTATAAAAAAGAACTCTCGTAAATTTTACTGGACTGGAAATATCATCTTAAAAGATGAAAATACTATCCCCTTTACCAATAAAGATATTCTTAAAGGGTCTGGGTACATCCATCGTTCCTGCTCTGGATCTTCTGAACTTGAAATAGGGACAGTTTATGCTGGAGAATTTGGAATTAGTCTTTTTTCAGATATTGACAGATATTCTTTAGAGGATTCAAAGCTAGAACTTTTTTACCATCAAGAATTAGAAAATAAAAAGATAGAAACCATACCAATGGGAATATTTGATGTCACTGAAGCAAATAGGTCTAAGAAGATTTTAGAACTAAAAGGCTATGACTATATGCTTAGGTTTGATAAGAACTTCCCAGTAACAGATACCTTTGGTACAGCCTTTGAACTACTAAGTCTTTCATGTGAGAAGTGCAAGGTAGAACTAGGCATGACAGAAGATGAGGTAAAAGCTTTTGTAAATGGAGAGGAAGTTTTGGCAATTTATCAAGACCATGATATAGAAACTTACAGGGACTTTATTCACTATATAGCATCGACCCTTGGTGCTTTTGCTGGGGTCTCTCGTGATGGAAAATTAATTTTAAAGAAGTATGCAGAAAGCATATCAACTGAAATTAAAACGAGAGAAAGATTTTCTTCATCTATATCAGATTTTAAGACAAGATATACAGCCATCAACTCAACAAATGCAAAGACTAAAATAGCTGAATACTACTCTTTAGAAAATGACGATGGCCTAACTATGAATCTTGGAATAAATCCATTGATGCAGTTAGGACTTCCAGAGAAAAGAAAAAGAATGTGTGAGGCTCTTCTTACTGAAATTTGCAAAATTCATCACACACCTTTTGATATGGTAACAATAGGAGACCCAAGTCTTGATGTAGGAGACAGAATAGCTATTTCTTATGAAGAAGAAAAGATTGAAGGACTTATCACTGACATAGAATATAAAATAAATAGCAAGCATAGAATTCTTGGTGTAGGAAAAAATCCCTATTTATCTAAAGCTAAGAGTAAGAATGATAAGAATATAGTAGGACTGTTAAATCAAATTGAATCTGAAAAGTTAGTAGTTCATGCTTACTCAAATTACTCTGCTTTTAATCTTTCCACAACAGACACGCCGATAATTCGTATAGAATTTGCCTCCAATAAAGAAACGGAGGCAATTTTTAATGCATCTATCTTGTTAAATATCATCTGTGATACTGAAGAAAAAACAAGAAAGATATCTAGAAAGGTCAAGAAACAAGTAGAGGTTTTAAATAATGATGGAAAATCCTATAATCCTCCAAAGTTTGAAGAAAAAGAAGAAGTAGAGGAATTAGACTTTATTGAAAATATAGAAATACCAACAAGGCTAGTTATTACCTATGTTTTTAATGATACGAAAATAGAACATCACATTCCAAAAGAAACCTACCTAAGTGGTGATCACATTTTAAATCTTTTTTATCCACTAACTAAACTTCAGGAAAAGACGATGAACAATTTTTCAGTTTTAATACGACTTGAGTCTGGTCAAGCAATGATTGGAAAAGATAATGCTATCGCAGCTATATCTGGTCAGTCTCTTGGTTCTACAGAGGCTTGGGATGGAAAGCTTAAGATTGATGAATCCTGGAAGAGAATAGAACTTAGTCATTCATTTCTGCTTAGGAAATTGAATGCTGAATACAAAGTAGAAAGACAAGTACCAAGACCACTAGTATTTGATGAAAAGGTAGGAAGATTTAAATATCAAGGATTGATGCTAGGAAAATATAAAGAAGAAATAACTACAGAATTTAAAGATAAGGAGGAAGAAGAAAATGCTCAAGGGTAAATCAGTCATTGAACTAACTGATGTGAGGACAAATACGAAGGAGATATATGAAGATGAAAACTTAATAACGAATGCAGTCCCAGATTTATTAAGACTCAATCCTATGGGGTTAATGTACCCTATGGGTGATTCGAGAATTACTCAATATGAAAAAGAAATATTTCCTATAGCAACTAAATGTTATGGTGGGATCCTTTTATTTGAGGATAAATTAGAGGAAGATCCAAATAAAATATTTGCTCCTTCTAATAATCAAATCATAGGCTATGCATCCAATGATGTAAATTCAACGGATGCACCAAGAAGAGGTTCAGCTAATCTTAATGAATCAACCCCTCTTGAAAATGGATACAAGTTTGTCTGGGATTTCTCTACATCACAGGGAAACGGAAGAATCTCTTCATTGGCATTAACACATTATAGAGGAGGGAAACATTTTTATGGAGACACTCATGGTAAAGATCCCTTCCTATTATTAAATAAAATTAGCTTATGGAAAAACAGAGAAGTCTCGGACGCATATAACGGATGTGTTGAAATAGACGTTGAAAACAACACCTTGGTTTCAATATGGCCTTTAGACAACAAATCAATAGAATTAGTAAAACTTAAGGAACCATTTACGAGTATAGGTTTAAATGATCCAATTTACACTAAAGGATATAAAAATGAGGAAAGGATAACAATTGATGTATCAGAATTTTTTAGTAAATTGAGTACTTGGAACGAATGTTGTTTTTATGACGGAGAAGATGGGAATTGGTATGGCTTTGGAACTTACAGAGATAAGCTAATAAGAATAAAAATAAATAAAAATGATTACTCAACGAAAATAGATGAGTGGGCATTAAATGAAATAAGATTAGGTAAATTAGGAAGTTACTATGAAAAAAATAGAAGTTACTGTCATAGATATGTATATAGCTGTATTAAAGATGGCTACCTATATTCGATAAATTCATATAGTGCGGATAAAATCTATAAAATTAATATCAATAATCCTGTAGATATTTCTGTTATAGAATTAGGTAAAGAAGTTAGGACTTCGAAATATGGGGGAGAATACTGTTACCTATATAAGTGGGGAGACTATATATTAGGTTATGAATTTGCAATTGATAAAAAAGACCAAGTCATAGTAAACAGTGTTTCTGATTATAGCGGAGAGGGAATACCAAATTTAATGATGGATCCAAAGACAATCGGGCCATTGGTCATTGGATTTGGAGGTTATGAGGAGAGGTTTTACAAACTTTTATTTCTTCATACTCCATATCTTGGAACAATTAACAACCTATCAAGTCCAATATTAAAAACGGCAGATAAGACAATGAAAATAACATATACCTTAACAGAGGAGGAATAAAATGAATAAGTTTTTAGAAATACTAAAAGTATGTTTTACAGCTATCGGAGGATGGTTGGGATTTTATCTTGGAAGTGTAGATGCTTTTATTTACACACTTCTTGCTTTTGTTATTGCAGACTATTTGACAGGAGTTTTAAGAGCAGGGGTCGAAAGAAAGCTATCCTCATCCATAGGATTTAAAGGGATAGCAAAAAAGATTATGATTTTTATAGTTGTAGGTATCGCAAACCTATGTGATGTAAATTTAATTAAAGGTGATGGGACAATGATAAGAACAGCCATCATATTTTTTTATATAGCAAATGAAGGGCTCTCTATTTTGGAAAACTCTGTAGCACTAGGCTTGCCAGTACCAGAAAAACTAAAGGCGATTTTAAAACAATTCAAGGAGGAAAAATAAATGAGCAACAGTTTATTAGTACAAGCAACAATTCTCTCACCTAACCATAGTGGAAGAAGGAATCAAAAGATTACTAAAATAGCTATCCACCACGCAGCTGGAGTTATAAATGGTAGAAATCTTGCTGGAGTATTTGTGCCAAGGTCAAGACGAGCATCAGCTAACTATAATTTAGGATCTGACGGAGTTATTGTTTTAGGAGTTGATGAAGCCAATAGAGCCTGGACAACCTCATCTTCCTGGTGTGACAACCGAGCAGTCACAATTGAAGTAGGAAACTCTACGAGGGGACCTCAGTGGTTAGTTTCTGATTATGTTTTAAATAGACTAATTGATTTGGCGACAGACATCTGCAGAAGAAATGGAATCTATCCTTGTACCTATACTGGAGGCAAAGATGGTGTCCTTCAAAAACACGAATGGTATAAAAACACTAACTGTCCTGGTCCATATCTTGGCAGCAAGTTCCCATATATAGCAAGTGAAGTAAATAAAAGACTAAGAGGCGATAAGACTGTTAGCAAACCAACAAGTGCACTATATAGAGTTAGAAAATCCTGGTCTGATATAAAAAGCCAGAAAGGTGCATTTAAGAATTTAGAAAATGCCAAAAGATGTGCCGATAGATTTGGATTAAAAGTATTCGATGCAAATGGCAAGATAGTATATCCAGTTGGAAAGACAATCGACCAATTAGCCAGAGAAGTTATAAGTGGAAAATGGGGAAATGGAGAAGAAAGAAAAAGAAGGTTAACTCAAGCTGGATATGATTATAAAGAAGTTCAGAGAAGAGTAAATCAATTAGTTTAA